AGCCCATGTGCAATCATCTTCTAAGTCATCGAAGTATTGACCCGCTTCTTCATAATCATCGAACGGTACTTCGCTCACGCCGTCTTCGTCTTCATATACTACCATGTATTCTGACATTCTTATTGCCCCTTTCGTCCTTCTAGCTATTGAATTTAACTTTTCTGTTATTAACCGTTCCGCCCATTCAGGCGGCGTTCTTCGTTCGTTCTCCCAGTCTTGAAGCGTCCGCATAGGTATGCGGAGCACTTCGTAGACTTCGGCTTGTGTGAGTCCCGCGGCTTCTCGTGCCGCTTTAATCCTATTCATCCCAAGCTATGAGAGTGTTCTCATAGTCGTTCAGTTCGTCGATGCCGAACATCTGGCGACGGTTGATAAAATATTCAATGACTCTGTAATCTCGCTGTCTGTCTTTGATTTCAAGTTTTACTGCATTATCGGATTCGATTACTTGCTTTTTCAGATCCTCAAACAGCTTGATTGCTTCCTCTTTAGTCTTACAATCCCATGCGTCTGCGTTGTCGAACGGGTAGCTCGCTGCTACGAAGTATCTTGTTTCTTCCATTCTAATTCCTCCCTTTCGCCGTTAGGCAATTCATATCTTTATCTTGACTAAAGTATATCACGCAATGCGTGAGCCGTCAAGTAAAAATATAAAAATTTCTTTATATCCGAATATCATAGAATGAGTTCAATAATTACATTAGGACAACAAAAAAAGAGGACTCCCGTAGGAGTCCCCTAATCACCATTCTTTAATTGTGTACATTACCGTACCGCCCTGAACGCCCGTGCCGTCGGTATGTACGATTCCTTCAATACGTCCCGCCTGGTAGCCTATTGATAAATACGGCTTGCCGTCGATATATGTTCCCCCGGCTTTAACCTTGTGATTATTCCGAAGGTTGATTTTGTACACATCAACTTTTTGCCGTTCCTCGTCCACGGTGACGACCGTTCTATCCGATTTCGCTCGTGCCGCTGACGGGATCTGACTATCGTTCTTCTTAATAGCTTGCTCCGTTCTATCGGCGGCGGCGTTCAAATTCGGAGCGGTTACGTAATACGACACGTTCGGAGCGGTCTTCCCGTCGTGAATCCGTTCAATTTTCGTTACGATTTCGGCCGCTTCACGGTCAGAAACTCGTAAATCCTTCTTTACCGAATTTTTGTCCGTCGTGTCCGAAAATTGCATTCGTGTAGGCTCGTCTGACGGCTGTTTTGCATGATTCACGGCAAAGTATATGCCGAGCAAGCAAAAAGCCGTCAGAACGCAAAATAAGGCAAGTTTCAGCCATTTGCCCGTTTTTTCGTTGTCAAACGTCGGAAAATTCATTAATTCACCGCCTTTGCCTACTCGTACATGACATTTTCGTCGACATTCACGCCGTCGACGTTCCCGGATTCCGAATACTGCCAGGTTTTTATATTGGCGTTCGGTTTGTCAAGCTGTAGGTCATTACGGCTTGAGTATTGAGCGACCCATAACGGTACATAATTCGGCAGGCTGTCAATGTTCATACCGTTCATGAACATATCATAACTGCCGTACAGTCCGACGTACTTTCCGGCCGAGTTCATGCGATTCACCCATGCCATGACGACCGCCGTCAGTTCGTCAGCTCCGAGGCTTCGCTGTGCTTCGGTCTCCACGTCGAGCCATATCCCTGCCGACAAGTCTACCTCATCGAGATATGTGTTCATTTGTTGAAGTAGCCAATCCGCTTCCGCTTCGGCTTCTTCGGTAGTCGTTGCCGTGGAGTAATAATATACGCCGAGTTCCATTCCGTTCGCCTTAGCTTCATTGATGTTCTGTACGAACAGGTCATCGAGATTGTGACCGTTTCCCGTGTATCCGATTCTGCAAATACAGAAGTCATAACCGAGTATCTTAGCACGTTCAAAGTCTAAACCCTCCTGCCACGTGGATACGTCTATACCGTATTTCATTTTCTTCCTTCACCTCTTTCGTTATTCGTCGGCACTTGCGGCCGTTGCTGTTCTTCCAGTCGGTCGGGTATGCCGTTGCCGTCCTTATCAACCCATAACGCAAGGAATCCGACCAGGGCAGTCAGTACGGACGGAATGAAGATATGGTCGATGATATTAATCCCGACGCTTATAATCTTCGCTCTGTCGTCGTCTACATAACCGCTGACGAACGTCAGAATGTACGTCACGACAACCAATAAAATGGGGACTAACATCATCAATATTAGTCCCCGTGTAGCAATTACCCCAGTCGGATGAATCCCGGCTACTCTCGCCGACCGAAACGCTCGCTTGAGCGAGTTAATAACCTTATCTCTCATCGCTTATCACCGTGTATTTCATTCCGTAAGTCGTTGACCCGTGACTCCAACACTTCAACACGACCGACAAGCTGTAAATGTCGCTGTGCTTGTTGCATTCTGTCTTGCCGAGATAACTTGATTTCTTCCTTCAATTCTCGCAAGGTTTCAATTAGCGTATCGTACTTAGACGAGAAGAATGTGCGGTCATTGACTCGATCTTCTTCTAGCCGTTGCAAGAACGGCCGTATAATCAAGTAATAAGCCATACCGCCGAGCGTACTCATGATTGTGAGCGTCGTCAGTACATCCGCAAGCTCAAAACTCCATGTCCACATCAGCAACCTCCTTACAGTATGTCCCGCTTAGCATAGCTGACACCTACGCCGCTATCCCACGTCGAGCCGTCGCAGTCGATTTCCGCCCAGCTAAACACGTCATCGGCGTATCCTTCTGCTCGGCCTTTTCGTCTGAATTCAAGGTTGAGTCTATCGGGCTGACTAGGCAACTGAATATGCCTGGGCATTTCCTTATCTCTCGGGAAATACGCTTTGCTCGTCAGCTTCGCAAGTAGCATCATGCCCGTAATCGTAATGTCGTCGCCGCCGCCCGAAAGCTCGTTAAGCTCAAGGCTATCAAAGTGAAGTGAGTCAAGATTCGGATTATTATATATCGTGTCGAGCATAGCGTATACAGGGAATTCAAGTACTGCCTGCCCGTCTGCACGACGATAAATCTTCACGCCGTTCTCATTGAACAACTCTTCCTCGCTTCCCCCTGTCGATACTGCCGGGATAGTAAGCGAAGCGGCCGTACCGTCGTTACCGGTCGGATATTCCATTGTGAGAATTTTCTCGTTGCCGTCAAACGGCTGCATGAGTGCAAAGTCGAGTCGTCCGCTGTCGGGTATCATCTGGCGATTGCCGTTCGTGTCGACAACGTAAAACCCGGGCTGACCTTCTACATGTACGACCGTATCGCCAACAGCCACAGACGTACCGTCAACAAGCTTGAATTCGGCAAGATACGACGTATAGCGACCGTCAGGGATGACTTCCCGTAACAACGCTTTGAGAACGTCCTCGAGGCTGTCGCTGTCGACCTTCATTGCACGGTCTTTCATCATTCTGTACACACTCGGAAAGTTCATGCTGACCGGCTCGGAGTTGCCGCCGTTCTGTCCGTGAAGGCTTTCGAGCCATTCGTCAACCGTGCCGACAAAGCCCTGTTCGACGGCCACTTCATACGCACTCTTACCGTCTTTGCCCGGTAGCCCCGGTACCTGTACGGCAATGTTCAGCGGATTCGGTAACGTCAATTCTACTTTTTGTTTTTCTTCCATTTTTGTTTTCCCCCTCTTAATGCATTGATTCATCTTGAATAATTCGCATGTCGCCCATGACGAGCTTATAGCTGTAGTCGGCCGCCTGTACGAACACGTCGTACTTGGCCATGCGGTACCGTCTCGGTATCTCTCGACTACGCTCGCCCGGTATCTTCACCGTTACGGAGTCCCCGTCGACGGTGCAGTCGGCGGCTACGAGCTCGATGTCGTTCTCCGTGCGAACCTTCATTATGGCCGTCGCTCCCGTGAAGTCATGGCCGTCGGCAACGTACCGCCGAATGAAGTCGGATCCACAGTGCAGTTCGTCATTAAATACCTGCATAGGTTAGTCCTCTTTTCGCTTATCTTCTCGTTCCGTCAACCATTCGGCTACGAATGGAACATACCGTTCAGGCACGACCTTCTGTCCGTCGGTAGCTTCTTCCTTCGTCAGTACGTAGTTGCCGTTCAGAACTTGCCAACCGTAAATAGGTATCATCGTTTTGAATATTCTCATATATAACCACTCCTTTATGAATAATAAAATAGTAGAAATCAGCTCAAGCATTATGACTCACCCCCTTCAGCCAGAGCTGCCACTGCCTCGGATAATTCAGCAATACTCGCCATAATTTGTTCTTGCATATCCGTTAATTGGGGTGAGTCAACTTCTTGCGGCTCTGACGGCTCAAGCGGAGTAAGCGGTACATCTTCTTTGACCTCACGCCGCACTATCTTGCCGTCCTTAAGTTCTATTGTTGAGATGTCATAATTGACGGGGTCTTGTAGCTCCGTACAATCTTGATACGGAAGTCGTAACTCGGATTGTGCTTTGCACGACCCGTCCGAACGAAAGTAGTAATACATGTTCTCTCACTCCTCTACCAGAACGAAACGACGCATACTTTGATTGTTCCCCACGTGGTGTACAGTCGTCGGGGGTCGCTTCTTAGGCCATAAATAACTTTGCAGTTATAACATGTCCCGTCGTCGGCTACGCCTACTATGTGCTTTCCGAATTGGGGGTCGTCTTTATCTACGCCGCGACCCATTCGGCTTGTACGTACCTGCGGAAAGATAGCGTCGGCCTGATAGCCGAAAAATACAAACATATTCTCGTTATAATAGCCTTGGTTTACGTAAGGTATCCCCCACACAACTCTCTGATTCATTAAGGAGCTGTACGAATAAGAGAAGTTACTGCGATTATTAAACCAGTCAACTACCCTTTTAGTTTCTTCTTTTTCAACGTGTACAGGAAAACGACGCTTTAGCTCTTCATTTACACGGTGCGGTAAATCTCCGTTTATCCAGTCGGTACGACCAAAGTCTGTCTTGTTCGGCAAATACTCCGTGGTGTTTATCCAGTAGTATTTTGAGGCTGTCCCGTTGTAGTCGTACCCTGCAACAATACCGCTCGCAAAGTAGTCGCTGTTAATAAGGTCATACTCAAGCACGTATATAATCGACTTCTCTATAGAATAGCCTTCGGGAAATACAATCTTGTCTCCGCTATCAACGACTTGCGTCGATACGTGTACGGGCTTAAGCTGCTCGCCTTCGGCGTATACAGATTTAGCGTCTATGCGGCTACCGATGATATTAGCGCCGATTATATCTCCGTTCGGTAGGACTTGGAAACTGCTGTCGTTATTGCGGAACGTGCCGCCGATTATCGTACCGCCGTGTAATTCACCTACGTTCTGCGTAATGGCTGCTAGACTATCTACCTGCATTTTATCGGCCGTCACCGCTCCGGCCTGTATCATGCCCTTGGTAATGACGTTCTGGTCAAAAACGGCGTCGCTTGTGACGTGTAGTAGCCTGCCGTCGATTCGCGTTCCGGTTGGTGACAGATTAATACGAGATATCAATTCTTTCCCGTCTAAGCTATTCAGCCGTAAATCAACGCTGTTTGATAACTGTGTGATACGAGTCGACGTTCCAGTGACTTCGGACTTTACGACGCCAACGTCGCCTTCGATTTTAGCGATAGCTTTGTCAATCTCAACAAGCCCTAAAGCCTCACGGCTAAGTAGTGACTTATCGATTTCGACCCTAACAGTCGCCGACTGTTCGTCGCTCTTCGGGCCTTCGCCAAAGATATCGGTATAAGCGACCTGAACTCGGTAGACGTTCGGATCAAGAATAATTGAGAACGAACTGGTCGACGTAAAGTACGCCGCACCGTCTATATAGACATTTGCTCCGCTACACCCCTTCGGAATAGCGTCGAACGTGACCCGTACACCTGACGCCCCGCCTTTCACAATTACGTGAGTAGGTATTTTCGGAGCGGCCTTTTTGTAAGCGAGCTGAGCCGCCGCACTGTACGCACCTTGAGTATTCCGTGCAAGCACGAATATCGTTCCCTGTCGTTCCGTAAGCGGCAGTAACGCCTGAAGGTCTGTAGTCTGAACGAGTAGCCCTGCGGCTTCTCCCGGTGCGTTATTCGTTCTGACCTCATAGTAGGCTATTGAGGTGTTCGTGACAGCGTTCCACCGTGCCGTCGCTCTATCCGTGAACTCAATGGTGAGGTTCTCCGGAGCGAGCGGCTTTGTGGTCTGTTCAGCGACGATGACGTCGAGATACTCTACCGCATCAGGTACCGTATACTCTCCGAGCTCATTCGCTGTTGTAACGGCGACTCGGATCGTCTCTCCCGGCAGGAGCTGCGGAATGACTATCTGCCCCGCGCCTTCTCCCGCAAAGACCCAGGCACCCCACGGCGTCTGCGTCGTACCGATGACATTTTCGGACGAGGCGTACGAGGTCTTATAGTAGACGCGACCTGTAAGCGAGGACGGCAGCCAGTTGACTATGACGTCGTATATCGCTTGGCCGCCTAGCTGACGATATCTCGTATAAGCTGTCACGCCTGTAGCCGGTGTAGCGGGTAGAATATTACCCGATACGCCGATATGAGCCGAAGCATACCCCGACTCGAATCCGTCCAGGATAGCCCGAACCCTCACATAATAAGTATGGTCGGGCTCTAGGTTCTCGAGGTCCAGTGACAGGGCTCTCGTCGTCAATGCATCTGTCCAGTTATAATTATCCGTCGAATACGATACTCGGAACGTATCGAATCGAGCGTTCTCGGGCATCTGCCATGAGCAGTGGATAATACTGTTACGGCCGCTTCCCTGAACCCTCAGATTCTCCTCAGACAGCTTGAGGTTAATCGGAGCCTTAAGAAGGGCTGACTTTTGCTTGCTGTAATCAATAATCGGATACCTAGTATAGTCGGGCTCGTATATCTTCTCGTCGTACTCTGTGGCCGTAATCGTCATCTTGAGGTCTTTGTCCTGTTCGAGCTTTACAACCCTGAACGGTTTCACGACTTTATCTCTGATACCGACAGCGTAACAATCATACTGACTGACTTCGTCACCAGTGCCGAAAGACTGAGATACGGTAATTGTATCGGTCGTTGTGTCCGTCGATACGGGCAGCACGTCTCTGGTGACTAGAGCATCATCGGATGAACGCTGAACGATGATACTGTAGACGTCCGAAGCGGTCAGCGTCACTTCTTTGTCGAGTTTGACCTTGTTGCCGTCAACCGATACGATGCGGCCGCTCTCAAGGCCAAGTCTCGGCACGGTATGAGCTACGCCGATAATGTCGCCGTACTCACACACCAGGGCGTTCACGTCTGCGGACAGCTGAATGGTCTGCAACTGTCGTTCGTTCGTGGCCAAGTAGTACAGAGCTTCACGGTGCGCCTGTGAGCGACGAGACACACCGAAGAGCGTCACGTTCGCCGTGTTATCCTGGAGGTTTTTATTCTCGGCGTACCTCGCGGATCGGACGAAGAACTCCGTGTTCTTAAAATCCCGTTGTTCGTCATTATAGGTAATCTGTACACTACGGGCCCTCTCATCACGAGATGAGAAGCTACCGCTCACAGATGAAGCGGTCGTACGGCCTTCACCGAATATCTGCTTCATCGTACCGGGCATATCGACGACGATGCCGAGGTTCACGCCGTGTCGCACGATAGTCGCATGTCCGACCTGAGCGGCCTTGTTCGCTGCTTCGTACCGTTTCTGCTTCGTATCAAAGAAGGCATCGAGCTGAAAGCGTCGTTCCGTGCTACCGTTCCCGTCGTCGACCATTTCATCGGCGTAATCGGCCGCCTTCTGCCACTCGTCAAAATACTTACTGAAGCGGTCGGCAGAGCACCCGTCGACTACATACTCGAATTGACCCGTCGTAATGTTCTTAAGCTTACGGCAATGATGAAGAATATCATATGCCGCCCATATCGGATTCTGTGCGGACTTTTCTTCGTATTGTCTGGTTCGAGGGTTAAAGACCAGAACGTGCATACGCTTCTGTCGCCAGTTGAGGTTCGGAATGCCGCCGTTCAACTGGTTCGTCGCCTTAATTCTAAGCCCGATAAGGACCTTATTCGGCCGTACGAATTGACCTGAGTTGATATACGTCGATAGAGTCGACCACCGCATCATCGCATTCTGCCGACTGGTCATCGGCATAGTCGTCGGCAGCACTCGCACGTCGTACCGTGCCGCTTCGAGTCCTTCGAATTTAAAACTACGACGGACGGTCTGGTTCGTTCCTGCCGTTACGGCGCACACTTGTTCAAGCCAGGCGTCCCGACTGCCTGTCTTACGAATGCCGATAGTAAAGCGGGCTGTGAGGTTCGTGAAGTTCCCCTTATCGTTCATCGAATAAATACCGCCGGGCCAAGTGAACGTAAGCTCGATAGCATTACATTGGTCAGAGTCGGTACTTCTAATGACCGACGCCCCTTCTTTACAGTCGAGGTCAATCGACTGGTCAGCGACCGTGTTCGGGAAGAAGGATATCGGCTCCTGGTCATTCGTACCGAGGCGCTTTTCAATCTGTACAGACTCGAAATTCTCTATCGGCGTATAGCCGATACGAATATCATCAATAGAGTCTACAGGGCCGTAGCCGCCGCTGAATAGCACATTGAGGTACTGCACGTCTTTCTCTCCGCTGTACTTATGTGTATTCGTAAGAGCTCCGTCAGTGAGCTTGTAGGTCTCTGACTCCGTCTCTACGTGGTACATAAGCAACTGACCCGCAGGCATCGTAACGCCGAAAGTCTCGCCAATAAGACCGCCTTCGTGCGTCTGTATCTGCGGAAGGTCCCACCCGTACGTCGGAGATGAGGACTGTTCTTGAGCGTGTGCCTGGTTGACATGGCATAGGCTGTTGATAATCTTTCCGCCGAGTATCATGAACGCGCCTGCGGCTAAGGCCTGACCGAACTTGGCCGTGATACCGAGCCAACCGCCTACGTACGGAGCTGCGACCATAAGGCCGATTTGTAAAATCCAACCTAGCGCACCCTTCATGCCGCCTTCAAGTTCGGCGGTCAGGACGACCTGGTCGCCGTCTTGCGGGATGTACCCGTACGGGATATCGACAAGCGATCCGTTGACGAATACGAGTAGACCCTTAATATCGACAATATCGATGAGCCGCTTGCCTTCGTACGGGTATCGTTGACGTTCCTGCTCTCCGGTTAATATATTTTTTACTGATATAATCTCAAACATTCGGATACGCTCCTTCTCTGGGCTTGTAAAATCCGACAACACGCGGCCCCCACCGCGACAACCTGTCGACCTGTACAGCGGGTGCGATTGCGTGAATGAACTCGCCATAGCCCAGATACACCCCGCAGTGACTCGGAAGCGGATTACCGATGAGCCGCATCAGTATGACGCAACCTATCTCAGGTTCGCTTAGCTCTTGCCACCGAACCCTCGTATTATCGACAGTACGCATGACGGTATCAGTGTTCTCGGCATCGATGAGAATCTCAGGAAGGTCGGTTCCTTCTCGCCTATAATACTCACGAACAAGTCCCCAGCAATCGAGACCTTCGTCTACGCTTCGCCCGCCGTTCACATACGGAACGCCAATGAGGTCGCTAATATTAGCCATAGTTGCCCGTCATCCCTTGCTCACCGCCGAAGCGTTCCTTGATGCGGCACTCTTTAATCGTATTGTTACAAGGCTTATCCGTACCGGCGTAGCCGCATCGAATAGACTTGAATACGAACGGGCAGAAATCGAGCATGTACGTATCGAGAGGGAATTTGTTATATAACTCAGGACTACTGCCAAGCGTAAACGTGACCCAGGCTTCATCATACGAGGTCGACAGACACGTGAAATCAAGTTGGTCAAGCGGTTCATCGTTACTCAAGAGATTCGTATGTACGATATATAATGTGACCTCAGCGTCGGTCATGCCGCCGTATTGTTGTAGGTATGACTGAATGATACCGCCGCAGTTCGACACAGTGAGCTTGACAGACGGCAGTGTCGTACCGTCCGTTGTGACGGGCGTCACGCTGAACGGGAAGCGGGTCCACGTTCGGCCTGACCACGTAACGTCTTCCGTGTTCCTGGCTAGGTATATGTCTTCAGGAAGGTCCGCATGATGAAGCTTCAACAATAATAAGAACGGCGCATCGGACGAGAGTTTATTCTTCTCGAGTATCGCCGCTGTTTCCCACACCTTCATCTGCCTACACCTCCTCAAACGTGAGCGATACAAAGTACCCTTCAGGGTGCGAGTAATGAGACTCCCAATCGCTCGTAAAGCGTACCGTGCATGTATCACCTGAGTCATAGTCTTTAAACACGAACATATCGGACTTACGGACAGCCTTCCAGAAGTCTCTTAGTGTGTTTTTCTGAGCTTCCGTAAGACACGTCCAGGCATACTGGAAGGACCTCGGCGTTCGTGTGTTCCGAGGTCGTGTGATGCGGTAGCCCGCATCAGTTTTTGATTCGACCGTGTTGTCGGTCATCTTCTCAACGTACGTATCGCCCGCATTCGTTGCGAGCGACACTACAGGATGCGGAATCTGATCCGCGGGAAATGTTCTCATATCAATTATCCCTTCGATATGCTGCGAATCGTTCTAGCCATGCCGCCCTCGTCTGTCTCGGCGGCGTCGACCACAACGTTTATAATGTACTTCTTCATCTGATTATCGTAATTACTCGACTGCACCTTCACGTTCGACTGGCTGTTATTGATAATATTGATGACCGGTGCGGCCGCTCCGCTTCCGTTCTGACCTTGGTTTTGGCTGATACCTTTGGCCATTCTTGAGTAGACCTCATCCGTCAGCGGGAAGACCGCTTCATCATTACCCGCCTCGCCGATAAGCCCCATCGTCGGCGCGGTAACAAGGCCGCCCGTTGCAAAAGGCTTTACACCGAGGGACGGCTTATACGGCCTAAACGAGGCCGCGTCTAAGAGATTACCGTTAAAACTAAACCCCGACGTTCCTTTATCACCGCCACCGAGAAGCCCGCCGAACAGCATATTCGCAATCTTGGAAGCGGCCACCTGAGCGACCATCTGAGTAATCGTGTTACGGAACACCTTACCGAGGCTTCTCAGCGAGTCCTTAGCGCTCGTCGTACCGTCGGCCATAGCCGAGAACACTCCCTGTATCCCCGACGCAATCTGGGTACTGCCGGTAGCTACCATCTCAGCCGTGGACATATGAGCCTTCTGCCACAAGTCGTAATAGGCTTGTGCTGACTTGGAGCGGTCGTTCCAGGCTTGTGTATCTTTAGCCGCTTGTGACTGTAACAGGCCCGTAAGGCTAGCCATATCGCCTCGCTTAATCGCTCTCTGTACGGACTTCTCATAAGCGTCCCGTTCAGCGTCTTCACGCTTCTGGACGGCTTCGAGATATGCCGCCGTGTACCAGTCATTGGCTTCTTTTAGGGCTTCGTAATCAGCCTTCGTAGCCTGTATCTCTTTGAGCTTCGCTTCTCGCTGCTTATCAAGGCTTTGCACCGTCTCTTCGAATTCGGCCTGAGCCACTGACGCATAATCGCCTTTGAGCTCAGCGTTCAGCTTGGCCATTTCGGTATTAAACTTGAGCCGCCGCTGTGTCAGCGCTTCCATGGCCTTGGCCGCTTCTTCAATCTTCCACTGCTTCAACAGGTCTTCCGCATGGCTCGTATCAATATCTTTCGACGTGTTCTTTATCTTTCTGATCTGGTCCTGCCACTTCTGAGCCTTGGCGTTCATGTCCGAGATAGACTTCTCGAACTCCGTACCTGTGTCGCTTATAATCGCCTTATCAAGGTCCTTCTCAAGGCCTTTCAGGTCCTTACGTGCATTAGCGATGTCCTTCGCACGTTGCTCAGCTTGCTTACGAACGTCGGACACGGACAAGGCCTTGCCTGTCTCGGTCGTTCCCGCAAACTCTGTAAGCGATATAACGCCGACGATATTGCCGCCGAATGCTTCCCGGTAGTCTTGGTCGTAATGCTGAGATACGCGACCACTGCCCGCGGCTGCGTAATAGCCAGATGCGTTCGAATCGAGCATGATAACGTGACCGCCGTCGTTCGTGATGACTGCGTCCCCTGCATGTGCCTCATAACCGTTACCATAGGCATCAGTCGGATGAAAGGCGCTACCCGCATTTTCAGCCCAGTTCGGTGCCCAAGCTCCAAGGTTCCAAGCGTTCGACACCCCTGCATCAGACCAGACGTTCTCAACATATGTCGTACATACGACTTCATTCTCACCCGTGCCGTAGCCGAGGCCGCTCCATCGTCCTGCGTTATATATCGCGCCCGCTCGAACGTCGTAGGCCTGTTCCTTCTCAACGTGCGTACCGCCGCCGATACTACCGGCACCGCTTACGCCCGTATCAGGCGAGAAGTCATATGACGGTATCTGTGTATTATTGACTGCGGCTTCAGCGGCTTGCCGTTGCGCTTCCGCATCGGCGAAGTCCTTGCCGCCGCCCGCGCTATACCAATTCGAATACTCAGCCGCATAAGTAGCCGTTCCTTCTTCGACTCTCTCTTCTGTAGCCCCGCCGTTAGCTCGTGAGCCCTGCCCGGTCGGATCGGCCGCTACGTCAGCGTTACCGCCTTCGCCGTCCTTCTGTCTCCATATACTGCCGTCATGAGCGGTGTAGGTGTAGCCATCGTCACCCGTCCAGGTGTTCTTCTGCGCCGCTTCGTACTTAGCGTTGAAGTACTTATACGCACAATAAGCGGCGTATAGAGCGGCTGCGGCGACGCCCATCCAGCCGCCCGCGAGACTGAACAGGGCACTGGTGACTCGTCCAATCGCCCCCGGTAGTCTTGCAAGGCCCGCCGCACTTCTCTGTGACGCCAGGACACCTGCAACCCCCGCTTTTTCGTGCGCCCCTGCAAGGGCTATCGTCGCTTCGGTCGTCGTCACGGTAGCCGCTGTCGCTACCTCACTCGCTCTTGCCGAGGCCGCTCCTGCTGCCGTAGCCGATTCGGCAACTTCAGCATTACTCACTATAAGTCGTTCATTTGCCGTCACTTCTGTGGCTGTAGCGGCTTCTTTAATGGCTGCCGCCTCACGAGCTGCCGCTCCGACGGCTACTTCGGACTCAGCTACTTCAGCGTTACTTGTGATGACGGCGGTATTGGCTTCGATTTTAGCGGCTGCCGCCGCATCAGCTGTATACGTCGAGGCCTTCACGGACTCCGATACAATGGCAGCACTCTTTTCGGCTTCTACATTGACCGCCGCAAAGGCTCTTGTCATCTCTACTCGAATTCGTTCGGCCGCCTGTGCCGACTCTAGTCCTATCTGAGTAAACTTCTCAGCCATGAACATTTGTGTCTCTTCGGCCGAGAGATTCTGCTGATTAGCCGTCTTTACCGCTTCTCGCCTCATCTGTGCGTACATGCGGTCGCTATCGGCAATAGCCTTATTAATACGCCGTTCTTGAGCCTTGGTGAGGGCTTGTTGTTGTGCGTCTGCCGTTCGGTCGGCTACGGTATCTTGTACCGAGCTTACGACACTGCCGATGACGCTTGCCCCCTTCTTAGCAAGCTTCAGTGCTTCATAAGCGGCTACAAGCTTCGTGACGGTAACAATGACCGTACTGATTTCATCCTTGTTCTGACGGATGAAGTTCGCGGTGTGCGACAACCCGTCCATGACTTGAGGAAGAATCTCCATGACAAGCGGTGCAAGGGCTCCCCCGGCTACCGTGCCGAGCTTACTGAACTGCATATTGACTTCCTGAATCTGCATGTAGGCTTCATGCATTTGTTTCGGGTCAAGGCCTGTGCCTTTAATCTTCGAGACACGCTGCGCCGCTTCTTCATAATTAAGCAGCGTCTTCGTCAGGGCGAGCCCTCTCGTGCCGAGGGTAGCCATGAGAAATTCCTGACCCTGACCCGCTTCGTTAGCCGCTTTATACCCTTTAGCCAGGACAGCCAGTTGTTCGTTCATGGGCTTCATCTTGCCCGTAGAGTCGGTTAATGACAGCCCCATCTGCGATAAGACGGCGGCCGCCTTCTGGCCTTCAGCGGTGTTATTGGCAAGGTTCTTGTCGAGTCTCATAATTGACTTAGCGGCCGTCTCTACGTCGCCACCGGTCATCTTGAGCACGCCTGAGAGTTTAGCCGCTTCGGCCGTCGTAAGGTTGAATCGCTGTTGTACCTGATATAACGATTCGCCTGCATTGACCGCGCTTTCCACAATGGCGTTCAGGCCGAAACCCGCCGCGGCAATGCCCGCAAACTTCGTGAGGCTTCCGAGCATAGAGTTGACCTTACCCGTCGCCGTATCGACGCTTCCTGAGAATTCGTTTATCGGACTGGCCGAGAATGTCTTTTGTATTTCTTGTTTGGTTTTGTTGAGCTCCGAGGACAGCCCGCTGCCGTCCGCTCCGATCTTAATAAGTAAATCTGCAACAGTTGCCAATGGCTATCCCCCTTTACATGCCGAAGGCTTTCATGAGTTCTTCTTTATCTTCCTTTGGGTCGGGCTTGGCGTCCGGGTAAAGCGGCGCCAGAATGTCAGCCGGTGTAATCGAAGAGTTCTCTCCGAGGTGAGGCTTGAGCTGCCAATATGTAAAGTAGGCGTTCATCTCATCTCGTTCCCGTTTTCGCCTGAGGTGTCCCTGCACCATGGCGTTGAATTCGCGTATCTGCATTTCCTCGAATTCATACGGCTTTAGGTTCAACATGCCGTATGCCACGGGTTCAGCCGCTTCGACCCATTCTTCCATCGAACCGACGACTACCGTCCCCTCTTCGGTGTCGTCGGTTCGGCGTTTTTTGCCTTACCCGTTTCGGGCTTGAATTTGATTTTGTTATAGAGCCCCGTATCGAATATCAGCTGTATCACAAGCCCGCCGAGATAGTCCATCGTCTGACCTTCGACCGCACAGTACTCGTCGATAAGGTCGTATAGCTCGTCATCGGTCCGTTTGCCGTGCCGTTTGTCGTGTAGAGCGTACCGCAGCGTGGCCATGACGAGGTCAATGTCGATGTTTGCCGTCATTCGAGACACGACGGCGATTGAACTGGCGTCAAATATCGACAAGAGAGACTGACTGATTTCTCTTTCTATCATTCGCATATCTTTAATCGTAAGATATGCTTCGTATCGTTTATCACCGACGATAAGCGTCCGTGTTGTTTTCATGTTCGTGTCTCCTTTTTACGGATAATAATAAAAAAGAGCGGCCTTTCGACCGCTCCTTCTCTTCACTTCTATTAAGCCGTGACTTTGAGCTTATACGTAAGCTTAACGTCGGCCGTAATCGTAATCGTAATGAGGTTGTCGCCGACTACGATGTGGTCCTTGAGGGCTCCCGTCTTCAAGAGCTTCAGGGCGCCCTGGCTGTAAGTGTAGTCCGTTTCCTGGTACAGCTTCGTGCCGTCGGCCATAATTACAGAACGTACATTGGCTTCGGCCGGCGTAATCGTAATAGGGATATCGTTGAGGGCTGCCTTCGATACCGTGCTCGTAGACGCACCAAGGTTCGGAACAGCAGACAGCTTCTGGATATCGGAGATAGCGCCTTTTCCTTCGAACGTCACCTTCAAGGTAGAAACACCGCTGTAGCTGTGGTCTTCATCAAGCGTTGTAACAGACGCCCAACCCGTACGGTAAGATCCGTCCGGATATTCCTGACGAATGAATACAGGCTTACGGTTGTTGAAGCGGTTCTCTAAGATTTCGACCGCTTCGTCGTTCATAACATATAAGCCTTCATAGGACATGGTCCAGTTGAGCATGCCCGGTAACTTATCGCCGTAGTTACCGCTATCCTTCGACGTAGCGTCGATAGAATCGGCCTTACGGGACAACGGGTTGTTGCGCTGACCACCCAAGAGCAGCCACGTCGGAGCGTTGTCCAGGGCGATGTAGACCAGGGTATCCTTACCCGCTACGGCCGTTGTGTTATCTTCCATCACGGGAAGGTTCTTGATTTTATCTTCTGTTAACATTATTGTCCTCCTTAGTTCAATTCTTGTTGAAGCACCCACTCAACAGACAAGACTCCGTGATAAGCGCTTGTCTTATCCGCATAGAGCTCCTGATACGCCTGATACTGCGATATGGTCGCCGTACCGATTTGCGTGTATCCGTTGAGATTTAAATCATACTTCGTAAGTAAATGGACGACATCATCAAGAATGTCGTTTACTTCTTTCTTGCCTTTTCCTTTCGTCCACACATGTATCTGTTGAGATACCGTATGGTACACCGTCGTTTTGTTCTCATTCACGGGCGAGCCGTGAAACTCTCCGAGAACAATATACGGCATGTGTTCAGGTCCCGTCGGGACACTGTCATACGTCGGTACCGTTTGCCCTGCCGAGAGTAGCTGATATACGTTCTGCTGTACCGCATTAAACGGAATTCTACTTATCACGGATGATAGCCTCCTTAATTGCCGACTCGATAGACGGACGTACGAAGTCAATAGCAGGCTTCATGAACGGGTGGGCCGCACGAGCCGGTATGACGGCTTTTGCCACGAACCAACCTGTGGCTCCGGGGGCAAGGGCTTTCTTTTTCCTTGGCACGATAACCGCGCCACCTGCCCCATATTCGATGAAGTGTGCTATCTTGTTCTTCGTGTAGACCTTAGCCGCTGTCGTCTTCTCAGAGTTCATAAACTCTAGATGAATCTGACTGGCGAGCCGCCCCGTGTCCTTCGGCACAAGCTCAATCGCCTTAGCCTGAACTTCGGCGGCCTTCTGCCTCACCACGTCGCGGATCCGTTCCTTCGTCAGGTCATTAAACTTCGACAGGTCAGCCGTGGCCTTGAAGGTTACGTCGTCAAGGTTCGTCTTAATATACATAGGCGTCTCCTATCCGTGATGTTCGACTGCCGTACAGGTCAACGTCATCATATCTCGGCGTTCGCCGTATTCGATATGAATGATGCGGTATCGTACGTTTTTATAATCGACCTGCCAGTCGTATCCGACGTCCTCACGATATCGAATCGTTATGCCCTGGGTAATCCCGGCTACAGGACCGCCGCCCGCTTCGCCGTCCCAAAACCTCGGCTTCAGGACTTGAGCCCAAACCGTGTTCACGAAGTCCATGCGTTCGTCATACCCGCCCTGACCGTCAGACTCGACAGCCGGTCTATAGAGTTCAACCCGTGACCTGAGGTCGGATACGGTTGTCATTATTTCTTGCCTTTCTTCGTTTCTTCTTCAGCCGATTCTTCAACGGGCTGTTCTTCTATGACTTCTTCAACTACGGGGGCTTCTTCTGTCGGAACAGCGTATCCGAAGTGGACATGCTGTTCGATTTCCTCTTCTGTTCCCGTAATGATATCGTCGACTTCATAGAATTCGTTCTTATATACGCACGGCTCAATGACCTTAGCGTATTGAATTACATCATTCACGTTATTCGCTCCTTTCGGCTTCAATCTGAAGCAGCTGCGCGGTGACGGTAAACGGAAGCTCCGTCGTAGTCCCGACGAGCCCCCTGTTATCGTACCAGTGAGCTACTATCATCTTCAGCGTCAACAGATGACGGGCGTTCGTCTCGTCGAACGTAACGCCCGTACCTGTCTGAATATACTGCTTAGCTGCGTCTATCATACCCTGAATGACTTCGTCTTCCGTATAGTCATCGACTCGCAGATAGAGCTTTACGTCTTTCAGAAGCATGAATCGTCAGCTCCTTAAATGGTCAATTCGCCGAATACAACGGCTTTGTCGTCGAACTTCTGAACGTCGATACGCGTTACGGCTTTTACGTCATAGCTATCGCGCTTCCATGCGTCGCCACCTACGGACGTACCGGTAAGCGTCGTAGCCTGACGGTCGAAGAGAACGACTGCATCCGTGAAGCTACCGATGATGACCGGTGCTTTCTTCGTGCTTGCCACAGACGCATCGGTCGGCAGTACTTTATTCGATACAACCGTTACGGGCTTACCGAACAAGAGCTTCTGAGTCGAGTCCAAGGGATTCGGCTGTAAGAGGTAGCGACCGTCCGTATCCTTTTGCTTATCAAGGAAATTGAAACCGTCCTGGTTAGTTAATACAGAGGACATCAGAGATATCGTCGGGTCAAGTGTGACGTTCAAGATTTCTTTGATGCCGTCCAAATTCGTCAAGGGTGCCTTCGTAAGCGTCTTAAGAACGGCTAAAATCTGAGCGTTTTCGGTCGCTACAGACTTCTTAGCAAGCCACCCGTTCACATACGCTAAGAGGTTCTGGTCAGAATCGGCCAAGAGTTCTTCGGAGATAGGAAGAATCCCCGCAAACTTCTTAATAGCGTACTTAACCTGGATGAACTTCGGCCCGTCGATTTCGCTAATTGCCGCAAGCTCTGCGACAGACGCAAACGGCGTCATATCAGACGCTTTTTCGAGCACTCTCGTGCCGCTCATCGTGTTTACGTTTTCTACACGAACCAAAGCGGACAGCGGATTCAAAGCGCGCTTTAATTCGTTAATCTTCGTCTGTTCGTCCGTCGGAACGATGAAGCCGCCCGCTTCTCCCGCACCTTCGTTCATGTTCGCCGCGTTACGTACGGCCATAGACTTAGCGAAAGATAATTCAGTATCGCTGAGAGAGTCGTGGCGATTACGCAATAACTGAGCGAACACGTGAGTCGTGTCAACGTCTTTCGATTCTTCTCTCGGTTGCGTACCACCGAACGGAGCGGCCGCAGGGACGACGTCGTTCATCGTCTGCACGATGTCGAACTCACGCCGGATCGCTTTGAGTTCTTCCGTTGCGGATTCTGCTTCGTCGATGCGGTTGTCCGCTAAAAGGTTTTGAATGTGGGTCTGCTTTTCGGCCATTAACTGGCGTAATTCTCTTTCTTTTTCTGTCAAGGTTTTGTCCTCCTTATTTAAGTAATTCGAGTTCAATATGAAGCCGACGAATACGTTCGTCTGTATTGTCGGTCGGCTTTTCTTCTTCTGTAGCGGTCTTAGCCGCCTTCACAGCTTCAGGCATAGTCTTAAAGCCAAGCCCCTTACTACATGCTACGAGCTGAACCGTGGCGTCTTCAACGGTGATGTCGAATATCTCGGCCGCTTCGGCTGCCGTATACCAGGTCTCAGCTTCTACGGCGTCGTGAATCATCTCATCCGTCGTGCCGTCTTTCGCCTTATTGCGATAGACCTGTTCAAGGCCGTCCTGGACCGTGTCGAGCATGGTCGCTACCCTCAGCATGTCATCTGCGTCGCCGCAGCAGGCCGCGCTCGGCTTATGAATCATCAGGAAGGTATTGTTCGGCATTCTGATTTCGTCACACGCGAACAAAATAACGCTCGCAATGCTTGCCGCCCACCCATCAACCACACCGACGGTATGCCCGTCATGCCTTCGTATCATATTCGCAATGGCCATCCCCGCGGGTACGCTGCCACCGTCGCTGTTAACGTAGATTGTAAGGTCCTTACCTTTAAGCGCTTCGAGGCTATCTCGCACGTCAACCGGCAGCACATACCCTGCGAACGTATTCCCGTCGTAGTCCGACAGCCACGCCTTAGCGTCATCATCGATAACGTCGCCGTGAATGTAGACGTCTGCGGACTGGTCCGTCTCGTTGCGAATGTTAAAACAACTTAATCGCTTCATTCCCCCTCACCTCCTTTCGGCGGTGTGTCAATCGGCTTACCGAGATTCTCCAATGTCGTGTAGTTCAGCGACACAAAGTGCTTGTCGCCGTCAGCACCGATACCGTCCATTTCTTCCATCTCACGGATTTCATTGATAGTGTAAATGCCGTTATTTAACATATCTCGGTAGTATCCGGCACGGGCGGTACTGTCTCCTCGAAGCTCAGCGGCCGCATTGAATTTGACATAAAAAGAAGCCCTTTCCTTGTCGGTAAAGAGCTTGTAGTTTATTTCCTGTTCCCATTGTGTAAATATCGGCAAGAGCGTTGTCTTGATGTAGTCAAGGCCCATCGCTTCGGCGTTAGCGTATGTAGCTCGGTCAAGTTGTGCCAGCTTATGTGGCGGCACTCGGTAGACTTTAGCCACTTCAGTAATGCCGAACTTTTGGGTATCGAGAAACTGTGCCTGGTCAAGTTGCATTCCAAGCTGTTGGAAGTCTAACCCGACGTCAAGAACAGCTACGTGCCCGGCGTTATTCGTGCCGGAGTTTAACTTCTCCCACTCTTCTCGGATCTTCTGCTTGGCTTCGGCGTTTAATTTTGTCGCCGTCTTTAAGACCCCACTTGAGAGTGTACCGTTGCGGTAGAAGTCACTAATGAAGGACTTTATCGCATTCTGACTATCGAGCTCATCGACCAGTGTCTTCCACGGAGGGATGCCTACGATGCCGTCCTTCGTGAAGGCTTTAAAGTGAAGAACGTCTTCAGGCTGAAGGTCGAACACGTCGCCTCGTGCGTTCTGTGTTCGATACTGGAGCTTACCCGTCGATACGTCAAGAGCGACGGAGGTTCTCACCGGGTCGAGCGGCCATAATGCCGCGGGATATCCGTCCTTCCCCCATTCTATATAAGCTATCCCGTTGCCATATATACCTACGTGGCCTTGAATCGTCTGCTTGAAAACGAATGCCGACATGAACGGGTTCGGACGTTCATATAGTAACTTAGCAACGGGATGCGCCATACCGAGGTCTTTCTTTTGCTTATTAAACGTGTGAATCGGAAGCTTACCGACGTCATCAGCAAGTATCGACACGCACGCCGAGACGTTCGAGTTTTTCGCCGCCTTCTCAGGAGTCACGGTCGAGCCGCCGCCTATAGCGTCTATTAGCCACTGTGCAGGGTTCGACAAGGCGCCGCTGTCACTGCCCGTAAAGAGCTGACCTGACGCTCCTCGATTCTGTATCCAGTTACGAACGAACATCGTCATCTACTCCTTTACTTCGGCCGTACGTGTAGCTTATGAGGTATGCACCCGATAAGCACTCAACGGCCGCCGTGTACAAGGCGACCACAGGGCTTACGTATGCACCGGCTATCACTAATAAGATGAAGCCTGTTATAAGCAGTAGGTCATCGATATATTTTCGGATTATTGTCATTGTGTTCTCCTTATAGACTAAAGTCGTCGGACAGTACATAGTCGCTCATATCTTCTTCGGTCGTAACACGCGCTCGGCTGAAAGCGTTAATGACTGCCGCTATCGGGTCGATGCGGTTCGTCGACTTTTCTTTATCGAGGATAATATTCTCGTTATGGTCACGCTTTGTTACCGCATTGCTGACCGCCCAGTCGAGAAGCGGGTTCGGTTCATGAAGAACATTCCCTCGGTAGGCTTCTTCTCTAAAGGCCTTTGTCGGTTCGGACAATGTCCGCATCCCCTGCCTGACTTCTACCGTCGTTATGCCCTGAGCGTCGAAATCCTGTGCAAAGTGCGTCGCATTATAAGGGTCATAGCACAGTTCCTTCACGTTCACGCCGAGGTCGTCGGTCGTCTCGTGTATCCACGACTCAATGAAGCGGTAGTCGACGACATCGCCCGGTGTAATCGTAAGGTACCCCGCCTTCGCCCAGGCACGGTACGGGACCTTATCGGTCTTCTCATGAACGGCGACGGTATCTTCAGGGATAAACCCGTGTGCCCTGACTACGTACTGGACCGCACCGTCAACGTCGATTGGTAATATAATGGCTGCCGCCGTAAGGTCGATACGCTTCGACAAGTCGATGCCGACGTACGCGGATTTGCCGTACGGGTCGACGGGTATCTCCGTAATCGCTCCTCGTTCCTTCCATTTAGCCATGTCCATATACGACATAGCTGACTGATTGACCCATAGGTTCATGTTCTTAGTGAGAAATGACTCCATCTTCTCTGGGCTCTCTAGGGCCGAGGCTAACTTACTGCGAATGTTCGCCATGCCTTCGGGATAAGTCGCCGCTATCGGATTCGCCTTCACCCAACACTCTTCGTCTTTGACGTCATCGATAAGGTTTCCCTCCTGGTCTCGGTCAAGCTCATTAACCATACAGAAATAATCAGCGACGTCGAAGTCGAGCGACGGGTCGAGTATCTTCTCGACGAGGGGATACTCAACTCGGTAACAAGGACCTCCGAAGTTCGTGCCCGCGGTCGTGATAATAAAAAGAAGCGGCTGCCGTCTGGCAACCATACCGGTGTTTATAACTTCAAGAATCTCATCGGTCGGATGAGCGTGATATTCATCGATTAAGCCACATTGAGGGTTAAGCCCATCACCCGTCTTGCCGTCGTCTTTCGACAGGGCCCGAAGTATTGAATCGCTCTTCGGGTGACGGATGACTCCATACGACTCATGCCACTTGCTCTTGAGAAGCGGGCACCGCTTCAACATGGCCACGACTTCGTTGTATATAATCTTGGCCTGCATCGACTTCGTCGCACCGATATAGACTTCACTCATCGGTTCGCCAAGAGCCATCAGCTCATAATCGCCGACAATTGCCAGTGATTGTGACTTTGCGTTTTTCCGGGCTACCTGCCAGTAGGCCTTACGGAACCGCCTGAGTCCTGTCTCCTGATGAATCCACCCATAGACATTGCCGAAGATAAACCTCTGTATCGGAGTGAACTCGATAGGCTCACCGGCGAGAACGCCTTTCGTGTGCTTATGAAGTGCCGCCCACTCGAAGAACCGCAGGGCTTTCTCTTCGTCGAAGATGTACGGGAAGTCTTTCGTTCCTGATTTTTTTAAATCGTTGAGGAATCGTTCGCACGCCCATCGGTGCTTCTGGCAGACATGCCGAGTGTCGGCTATGCAGTCCTTGCTGTATTGAATGAGTTCATCGGTAAGCGTCATACATTACCGAACCCCTTTCCTGCCAAGGGATCCTCTTCCTTTACTTCCTTCTTCGGAATGTTCCGGACCTTGGCCAAGGGATTGAGGAACAGTCGGTCTTCCATCTGAACGAGTGCCGACATCTTGGCGTTCAGCGCCTTGTCGACGGCAATCACTCCCGATACCGAGAATACGTACTCAATCTTCTCGAACATCTTGGCCGCCGTCCTCGGAGAATACTTCCCTTCTAAGGCCTTCACCATATCGACGGCCTCTCCGTTCTCAGTGTCGACTCGAATGGTCGCACAGACCTTTCGGTGTTCGGTGAGATTGATATATTCGGAGAACGCCATGCAGTAGCGAGCCATCAGCCCGACGTCTGCCGAGCTTACGAAGTCTATGTCCTTATAGAGCTTGACGATTTCTTTCCACTTCTTATACGCGTTCTTGTCCTGGCGAACATAGCTCGGGCAAACCAGTTTGTGTTCGCCGAGCTTTACTTCAGACTTTTTCCGCCGTTCAATTTCGGCCTTCGTAAGGTGCCTTTTGTTCCCGTTGAGCAAATGGAGCTCAATCGGTTTAGCCGGTCGTCCCGCCATAGCGCCTCCTCCTTTCTCAGATTCCCTATCATTTCACGAAATTTTTACAAAGAAGAGACCGCCACGGTCTGGGCTTCGCGCCTCAGAACTTTTTTCACCGGGGGGGGCCTCTTCTCATTCTCAATTAAAATTATATTTTCTCAATTACGAGAACGGTTGCCGAAGCCGCCGTCCTCTCTCGCTGTCTTACGGTTGTGGCATACATGATTCATCGCTTGCCAGTTTTTCGTATCCCAGAACAGCTTCTGATTACCCCTATGCGGAATAATATGATCCACTACGTCCGCGGGTAACGGTTGCCCTGATGCCCTACACCGCTCACACTCACACGTCGGATGTTCGGCGAGAAAGGCAAGCCGGGCTTTCGCCCATTTCGACCCGTACCCTCTTTTAGCCGCGCTTTCTCTTCGGTCATCGTACGAAGTCTTACGGTGTTTCTCACAATATCGTTCTCTCGTAAGCTCCTGACAACCTGGATAGAAGCATACGTGCATACTCTTACGGGGCATCGGATCCCCTCCGTGAGCCATAACGAGATGTGTTCATGACGTCTTTGGCTGCCACATAGCACTTGCACTTGCCCGTCCCGCCGATTCGGATTGCGTTAGCAGAGCAGTTACCTTTGTTGTTATTGAGGCAGGACTTACAGCAGCAATGTACTTGTGTCTTGTGTTCGGTCATAAGCTCCTCGTTATGGCTCAAATAAAAATGGTGGCATCTTGGAGGTATACGCCACCGGCCTGTAAAATAAAACTACATTAGAATATTAGTAGTGCTTTACGCACTTTTCACACATACATCATACCATGTCAAGCATTAGACATTTAATCAACCCCCCTCAAAAATTTTTTGAAAGTTTTTCAGGGCCCTGTAAAACAACTGCCACGTGCCTTGCCATGTGATGTTCATCTTTACGGCTATGACTTCCCACTTCTCATTATATATGAATCGTCTTGTCAGTACCTCCTGCTGCTTAATGCTCTCGAGCCTACGGATACGGGCATTTGCTCTCTCCCGCTCAGCGATCAGCTCATCCCACTCTTCGTTTGCCTCTCGAATAAGTTCATCGAGCCTTGCTATCTTATCAGAGATATCGACAGGACTGCCGCCGCTGATACGGTCCTTCGTGTAGTCCAGGGCCCGTATGCAGCAGATATCTCGTTGAAGCTGTGATATCCGTGAGTCTTTCATCCGTAGCCGGATATCAAGACTGCGGACGTATTCAAGATACTCCTTCGCATTCATGCTGTACCTCCATAATGTGTCGCCCGATCTCTTCCACGACGTTCACCGTAACCGCATTCCCGGCTTGCTTGTAAAGTTGCGTTTCGGAGTTGACGGCAGCCGCCTTGTCGAACTGTTCATCCGTGAACCCTTGTAGTCTAAAGCATTCTCTCGGTGTTAGTTTTCTGATCTTGATGCGGTCATCAGCAATTAATACGCCGTGTCTATCTTGACCAGTCAATGTAAATGATGGCTCTCCCTCATTCTTTATTCTTCTGCCGTTTTGTCGCTTTTCTAGCCTACCCGGTGTAAGAATGGGCATTACTTTAACTCTAGTAAGTACGCCACTACACTCTGCCTGCCGGTTCGGCTGCCCTTTGCTGTATCGTGCAAGCACGGCTCTAGCTGTATCAGTGGTTTGTACGTTGCCCTTTTTATTGAGGTCCACGAATGTGTATAAGCCCGTCTTTGCTCCGCAACCGCCGCCTTGACTCGATAGCGTGCAAGAGATTCTATTACCGTCATATACCCGTTCGCCCTGACTACCACCTACAACCTGTCTAAGAGTTGCTGAACTTTCTCTTCTGATAGGTAGTAGCGGTCGTCCGGGTGAGCTTCCATAATGTCCAACAATGTAGACACGTTCTCGGTTCTGAGGCACTCCGTAATCTTTTGAGTTATAAACACGCCATTCAACAGTGTACCCTCGCCCCCCCCATTTCAGTGAGAACTTCGAATAATCCTCGTCCTCTGTCAATAGATAACAAATTTTTAACATTCTCACACACAAGCCATTCGGGTCGATTTTCTTCCGCTTCGTCAACGAGACGCATAATTTCATAAAAGAGTCCGGACCTTGTTCCTCGTTTGATTCCTCGTTGCTTTCCGGCAATTGAGACGTCTTGGCAGGGGAATCCGAATGTCCACAAATCGGCTTTCGGCACATCCCAGCCCCTAACTTTTCTGATATCATCTGCAAACCACAACCTTTCCGTATCATACATAGCCCTGTAGCTCTTTTGAGCGAACTTATCGAATTCGCACCAACCTATGCACTTCATCCCGACTTTTTCTAGGCCTGAATGAAAGCCGCCAATTCCGGCGAAAAAATCTATGAACTTCATGGTTCCTCCTTCAGCTTAATCATCATCTCAATGTACTGCTTGGCCTTCTGTAGATCCTTAATCGGCGTACCCTTCTTTGGGTATCGGTAGAGATACTTCACAACCGCTCCGAGATAGTATGCCTCCTTGCCTTCTGCCCCTTGGGTAATCTCGCCGATAATCGCTTCGCATTCCTTACCCCTCCAGGTATAGTGGTTCGGGCTCTTAATATCGTCCGCTTCAATCTGTCCGTTTATAGGGTTTCTCGTTATGTTCGCCATTATTTATCCCCCAAATTACGGTATATGGTGATGCCCATTACCGGCAGCTCTTCACCTTCTACATATACTCGAATTAGGATGCCCCTATATAGGTCCAGATGATCCACGGAAGGCGGCGTGAAGGCATACAGTGATTTACTCACGAAGACCGACTTACCGTCTGTACCGCAGGCGATTTTCTTCGCGACCAAGTTCCGGCCAAAGGTACTCATATCTCCGGTATCGAAGGCTGTTACGGAGTCCTTACCGGTCAAGTAGCCCTTTATAACATCTGCTATCCGGGCTTCTTCTTTGTCCGCCCTAAACGGATGCGGGCAATCCTTCGGCAGCCGTATGAGGACGTGAGATGATACGACCACAAGTCCTACGTTAGGAATATCCTGAACGCGGAACTGTTCATCATATTTCTGCGCCAATTCCCATAACTTGAACGCCCCTTGTACCAATTTCTTTTGAATGCTATTCATGTTTTTGTTCTCCTTTCACCTTATCAATTCGTGCCTTTAGGCTCTGTAATACGTACTCTTGTGCGTCGGCCTTCTGCTCTAGGGCCGCCATCATATCCTCATCTCTCGTCCCGATGCTGATGAGATGATGAATGATGACCTTCTCTTTTTGTCCCTGCCTGTGTAGCCGCTTATTCGCCTGCTGATATAATTCAAGGCTCCAGTTCAGCCCGAACCATATAACATGATTGCCCCCGTCTTGTAAGTTCAGTCCGTATGCCGTACTGGCAGGATGCGCAAGCAGAACGTCTATCTTTCCCTCGTTCCACTCTCGCTCCTCTGTCGCTCCTTTAAGCTCCTTTACAGCTAACCTTGATTTAGCAAGGCTCTTTTTCAACCGTTCAAGGTCGTGCTTGAAGTTGTAGAACACCAGTACCGGCTTACCGTTCAGCTGTTCAATCAGTTCCTTGAAGGCTTCGATCTTACAGTTATGAATCTCATGTACCTCCTGGTTCTCATCATAGACGGCTCCGTTTGCCAACTGCTGAAGTTTAGTCGATAAAGCCGCCGCTGAGGCCGCCGTAATTTCTTCTTCATCATCTACAAGCTCAAGAACCATCTCTCGCTCCATCGTGTCGTATTCTCTCTTCGCCCTGGCGTCAAGTTGTACCGGCACGATGTCGCTAATAACAGGCGGCAGTGTCAGATAGTCTTCCGACTTCATCGATACACATATCTGGGATATGGCCTTCATGATATCTTCCTCAGCGTGTTCCCTCGGCTTATAACTGTAGATGACCGTGTGTGACCTCTGGTCCGGCTCGAAGTAATGATCCCGAAAGCTTGTATACGTTCTTCCGAGAGATTCGCCCTTATCGATAAGGTACACCTGAGCCCACAGGTCGATGAGCCCCTTCGGTGTCGGCGTGCCCGTAAGAAGTACCATGCGGTCGATGCGGTCATACATTCTGGCCAAGGCCTTGAACCGCTTCGCCTGATGATTTTTAAAGCTACTCGACTCGTCGACGACCACCATATCGAACGGCCAGGCGTTCTTATAATAGTCTGTTAGCCATACGACGTTGTCTCGATTGATGATGTAGACGTCGGCATCCGTCTGTAAGGCCGCCGTTCGTTCCTTAAGCGTTCCGAGGACGGTCGAGATTCGAAGAAGACCAAGCCCGCTCCACTTCGCCGCTTCCCGCTGCCATGTCGCTTCGGCGACCTTCTTCGGGGCGATGATAAGGACCTTCTTCACGGCGAATCGGTTATACTTTAATTCGTATATCGCCTGTAATGTGATAATTGTCTTGCCCAATCCCATGTCGAGGTACAGCCCTAGCTTCTTCTGCCCGATAACCCTATTAATGCAGTACGCCTGATACGGATGTGGCCTAAAATCCATAGTTAGCCGCTCCGTGTCTTAGGTACTCCTTAACGGCAGCCGCTCCGTACAAGACGCGGACCTCGCACCGTCGCGCCTCGAGGGCCCGTATCTGTAGCTTCTGTACCTTGGACAGCACTCCCGCTTCCGTCTTTAACTCGACGAAGTCAATCTTGCCGTTCGGCCATACGACAATCCGATCCGGTACGCCGACGTTTCCGGGTGATACGAACTTATACGCCTTACCGCCAAGATTCTTCACCCCGTCGACTAATTTCTTCTCGATAGTTTTCTCCCACATTTTCTTCCTCCCGTTTTTAGCCTGTGCACGTTCTCTCCCGCGCGCGTATATGAGGGCCCGTACAAAGGCTGTATAGAGGTGTATATATCCTTTAATTTCCTTTACAGCCTTTCTTTCACCCTTTTTTATAAATATTGTTCACACAGTACACAAATAAGTATAAACACAGATAGGTACTAGGTTTTTCTGTGCACATTCTCTGTGAACAATCTTTAAATCCGTGAACATTCAGAATGTTCACAAAAATGGGTAGAATGTTCACAGCTAATTGAGAACGTCAACGCTATAATTGAGAATGTTCACACATATTTTCTAATTTTTCGGTGTTCACCATAAAACCTCTTTGTGTTCCGTATTCACCGCAGCGCATTCTCTTATTTCCGCCTTGCGTATACGGTGAGTCCAAGAGAATCTGGTTTATCTCTCTAGCCTCATTTTTCTTCATTCGGGCCGGGTCTTGTCCGAAACACTCATACCACACTTCTACAGCGCACACACGATCACGATATTCGAGGTCCTCGCTCGGAGTGTGGCCGCCCATCGTTAAGTACGTACGTCTGGCTGAACGGCCCATCGTGTTCCAGTTCTTCGGCACTTTCTGAAGTAGGAATTCATTGATGATACCCGCCTTCGTATTCGACTCCATATGCGTTTCTCGCGCGGCTTCGGCTAATCTCAACACGTCTTCATTATCTTCGATAATAAGGGACTCACCACCTCGGTATCGCACGACCGCCTCGGCCCAAATCTGGTCTACTTCCCCAGGAAGATTGTTATGCACGGACTTCGTAGGCTTCTGCGACTCTAAGTCAATCGGCCAGAAGCGGCGATTACCGGTAATATCCTTCAGGAATTCATACTGGTTCGTACTGCCGAAGAATACGCACCGTCTCGGGTATTCTTGAGTCCGTCTGCCGTACGCCTGCCGGAACACATCTACTTGACGAGATAGAAACTGCTTCGATGCGTTCTCTTCAGCCTTGGTGTATCCCGCCATTTCTCCTGCCTCTATAATCCATTTTCCCTGGATATTTTCAGCGGCTTCTTTGCCTTCAAAGGTGCTTAAGCCGTCGGCGTACCACTTCTTCCCTAGAGTGCGAATTAGTGTACTTTTTCCGGCTCCCTGACGGCCGATTAATATTGGCATGGTGTCATACTTGCACCCGGGCTCAAACGCCCGTGCCACAGCTGCTGTGATGGATTTACGGGCTACGGCTCGAGTGTAGATATTATCTTCTGCCCCGAGATAATCGATAAACAGCGTATCGAGCCGCGGTACACCGTCCCATTTAAGTGAATTCAAGTAATCCAGGACCTCATTAAATCCGTTCTGTTCGGCGCACATGATCATGGCGTCTTGAACTTTATCTCTACCGGTCACATCGTACTTATTCTCTAAGTACCATCGAAGGCCTGCGTCGTCGGCGTCCGTCCACAGGCGCGTACCGGGTGTCGTGTTCCACGGTAGCGCCCCTTTGGCCACGTACCTTGACGCGAAACGGTCGAAAGCGATTCGTCCCGAAAGCGCCTGATCGTGCACGAGGATTTTCAGCATGTTATCAAGCGTACTCTTTACTCGTCCGTTGTCGTCATACTTAAGCGTCGAGGTCTTCATCCACTCAACGTCAGTCAGGGCGTTCGGGTTAAGGTCCGTAATCTTTTGCTTGCCCTTTTCTTCCTTCTGTATGAGGTCGGCGAAGACGTTCTGCGCCGACTCCTGGGCCCGTGCGGCGTTAAGCTCGGCTACAACGGCCTTATCTTGCATCGCAAGCTTACTCATCGCCGCGTACGACGGCAGCTTATGAACAGGCGTGCCGTCTTTGGCTGCCTCGTCGAGGTCGTAGAACTTGTGCAGTCGTACCAAGTCGAAGGCGTTCACGAGCTGACCGCAGCACGGGTCCGTGTTATGGTGACTATATAAGAATTGGTCGTCGTCGTAGATGACTGCCCCCGCTACCGTAGAGCCTGTCGCAAAGGTCAGACGGTCTGTCGAGCCTTCTACCTCTACATAGGCATGAGGTAGATACTCATCGAGGGCCTCACGGATACCGTAGACTCGGCAGAACGCGCCGACGATGCCGTGCTTCGACTTCGGATCGCCTTGCTTCGATAGTAGCTGCCGTTCTCTTTGGTCCGCTTCATGCCCCGGCACCTGCGGCCACGACCGAATATCATGCCAATCTTCGTACTCAGCGAGTACCTTATCAGGCGATATGAACGGGCCGTCGCCCGTCCGAAAGACGTATGATGCGTCCTTCGGACAACTCGGCCAGTACATGAGCCGTGACGCTTCGAACGTCGTGCCGTCGCACATGTCGATACCGATATGCGAGGCTACCTTCCGAGCGACAGGCTCGTATTCTTCGGGTGTCATCGTCCGATCCGTCGGCATGACAATACGAAGTCTCGGACGATGCTCCGTATGAGAACGAGTCGAGTAGACGGCGTATGTCATACCGAGTAGCCCTAAGACTCGAAGTACGTCATCAGTGCCCCCCGGCGGTATTGTGTCAAGGTCCAGTGTGATGAGGTCACGACCCGTCACATTAATGGCCTTACGCTGAAGACCGC